AGGTCAAGAAGATAATAAATCGGATGAGGCTTCCAAAGTGACCTTGGCAGACCTCTTTAAATCCTATGAGCCAGAGGACACAGCCGTTAAGCGAGCGTGTTGGTTTGGAACTCTCGATGTTGAATCTGTTGAAATTGAGCAGGTGGGTGGGAACCGACCGGGGAATGAAGAATGAGAATTAACATTTTAACGCCGGACTCCAAGATGCCGAACTTGGCGGCTATGAAATTATCGACTTTCCACAAGCAACAGGGGGACGAAGTCACATTGAATATTCCGCTTATGCCCGCCGACAAGACTTACGCCTCGATCCTCTTTGAATGGACTCATGCTCCGATTGCGGACGTGCTGGGCGGGCCGGGGATAGACCCTTCGGTACGGTTGTCGGACGATATAGAGGCTTGTAAGCCCGATTATACACTCTACCCTGATATAGACTACTCGCTCGGCTATACCTATCGGGCCTGTCACCGGGGATGCTCGTTCTGCAAGGTTAAGGATATGAACGAGCCGACAGACCATCGCTCGATCTGGACGTTCCACGATCCCCGATTTAAGAAAATAGCCTTGCTCAACAACAACACCTTTGAAGATTCCCTATGGAGAGAAACTTTCAAGGAGATATGGGAAGCTGATCTTATAGTAAAAGATCATAGTGGCTATGACGCGCGTTTGCTCGACGAAGAAAAGGCAAGAGCGTTGGCAAGAACCCGACTCGACAAGGACGGTCAATTTCACTTCGCGTGGGATCAGATGAAGGATAGCTCGAAGGTCTTAGCCGGGTTGGAACTCGCTATAAAGTACGGCCTCAAACCAAAGAAGATAGCCTGTTACATCCTTATCGGCTATGACACAAGCGAGAAAGAAGATGTTTACCGGGCTGAAACCCTCCGAGAGATGAAGATAGACCCCTTTGTAATGCCTTACGATAAGCATGACTCCTATCAGCAAATGTTTGCAAGATATGTGAACCACAAGGCGATCTTTAAAAGCGTTACGTGGGAAGATTATAAGAAAAGGTGTGCGGCCTAATAATCTAAAGGGCAGGACATGGTAAGAACTTCCAATACAATTCAGCGCAGCGATCCCCCGGATGCCTGTTATCAGGTACGGCCTTACCACCGTCTGCCCGGTCTAGGGGATCGCTGCGCTTTGAGGTTAACATGAACAAACTTCCTTATTCTACGAGTAAAGCAGACCCGTCAAAGGCGCAAAAGAGGATACGAACGCTACTTCAAAAATTCGGGGTAGATCGTATCTCCTTTGACGAGGATTTTAGAGCTTGCGAAATCTCCATCAAGTTTCTTTATAACGACTATCCGGTAAAACTTCCTGTAAGCTACGCGGTGCTTGCGGATATGTACTTACAGGAAGACCCTTGGACTACAAGGAAGTTCCGAGATGAAGAGGATTGGATAGCAGAAAAACGCGAGATCGCGTACAGAGCATCGTTTAGCGTCCTTGAGGACTTCTTAAAGGGGTCTATTACAATGGTGACTATGGGCCTCTTTAGTTTTGAAGAAGCGTTCATAGGACATTTTGTTAATTCCGAAGGGAAAAGGCTCGGCGAGGTCTTGGCTCCAAAACTTCAATCCTTTTTCAATGGGCGTTTGGCATTAAAGGAATAGCATGGAGCAGGGTTACATAAAGCTCTTTCGCTGCATCCAAGATAACGAACTATGGCAAGCGGAGCCCTTCGACAGAAGCCGTGCATGGATTGATCTATTGCTCCTTGCCAATTACAAGCCCGGCGGGTTTATCTTGCAGGGTATGTATGTCAAGGTTGATCGCGGCGAGGTCGGTTGGTCAGAGAAAAGGCTTGCTCGGCGGTGGAAGTGGTCGAGGGGAAAGGTAAGACGATTCCTCGAACTCCTGAAAAAAGAGGAACAAATCGAGCAGAGAGTAGTACAGGCGGATAATCGGCTAAAGTGTGTAATTACAATAATAAATTACGAGCAATATCAGGGCAACGGTACAGGCGACGATACCGGCGGCGGACAGGCGGCGGACAGGCAACGGGACAGTAACAAGAAGGATAAGAAAGAAAAGAAGGTAAAGAATAACGACTTCGATTTTGATTCGTTATGGAAAAGATACCCTCTCAAAGACGGCAAGAAAAACGCCGAACGCCACTTTAAGGCAACCGTTAAGACCAACGAAGATTGGAAAAAGATCAACAAGGCTCTCGACAATTACCTTAAACACCTTCAAGTCGAGACATGGAAGAAGCCCAAGAACGGATCGACATGGTTTAACAACTGGCCTGATTGGGTAAATTGGAACGAACCGGGCATCGATGAATTTAAAATCTGCACCGCCAAGAGCCCGGCCCCGAAAGATGAAAAGGGTTGGAAGCATCCAGACGTAAAAGAGGTAACGAACAAAACAACAGGGACTAAAGCGCAACGCTGCCTATACTGCGAAGCGATCTTTTATAATTAGACGTACTCAATGGGAGAGGGGATATGAGCAAGTTAGGGAATAAGACTGCTTGGCATTGTTGTCAATGTGGCAAGCGCATAGACGTAGAGCAAGGTTATTGCCAAGAGCATCAAGAGGCAATAAACGATTTAATATCTCAAGTTGCAAAGGTTGAAATCAAACCTAAGTGGTGGCCTAAATAGAGTATGGATAGGAGGGAGAGGATGATAGAGAATATACGGGCGATGCTTAGTTTAATTTGGTTATTCATAATATGTAAGGGTGATATTAACCTTGTCGAATATCGTATTAATAGCGAACTCGCACGGGTGAGAAATGAGAAGCTCTCAAAAGCATTAGGGAGGTAGATACCGATGGCTGATGAATTGAAGCTGCCCAAGAATGAGCGTTGTTGTAGTTGTGGTACTGATTTAGAGTGGTGGTTGAAGGAATTAAAGCGGAATCGTGTTTATAGGACACCCGCAGATGAGTATTTTTGTACTATGAGGTGCTTAAAAGAATACAGTCGAGAATATGATTATGAGGTTATTAAGCCATGAACACCGACAGGGATAAGAGATGCACTTAAAACTACTGAATATGGTTTGTAAGGGGTGGATCGCAGAGTTTCGGTTTCACCCCATCAGAAAGTGGCGATTCGACTTTGCTCATCTCAAAATGAGGATCGCAGTTGAGATTGAAGGTGCGGTATATACACAAGGCCGACATACACGCGGTGCCGGGTACCTCAAGGACTGCGAAAAATATAACGAGGCGCAAATGCTTGGATGGACGGTTTTGAGGTATTCTACTAGCCAGACCGGTGCGATGATGAGAGATATTGAAAGAATGGTCAAGGAAAGGGGACTTTAAGCGTTAGCCCTACCCATGTATGGGGTCGCCACGCCACGAAAGGCCGGAATAGGTAGACGAGGGTGGGTAGAAGGGTTGAGAGGATTGTAGGGGCAATAGGGCGCATATTATATTCCTTGCATTTTAGCCCAATAGGGGTATTATATATATGGGCGGTGTTAAGTGGCAACTTCTAAAACATATAATCTTCCTTCGGGAAGTACAAACAGGAACCCTCATAAGGTGGACACCGCCCAACGGTTGTCAGCCTTGTGGGGGTTCTTTGTTTGTGGGGGTTGTTATGAAAAAGATACTGCTTACACAAGGACAATTTGCCCTAGTTGATGATGAGGATTTTGAGTGGCTAAATCAATGGAAATGGTGTGCCGCCAAAAGACCTTCTGGTACTTTTTATGCTAAAAGAAGGCAATGGCACACTAATAGTGGGTATGAGAATATAGTGATGCATAGATTAATTATAGATGCGGGAATAGGACAGGATACAGACCATCGTAACGGCAACGGTCTTGATAATAGACGATGCAATTTGAGAGCCGCAACAAGCTCTCAAAACAACATGAATAGACATAAAATAAGGGGCGTGTCAAAATATAAAGGTGTAACTCAGAACAGGAATAAATGGCGAGCTTGTCTTGTCAACCATAGGAAAAAAGTTTATCTTGGTGTTTTTGAAACAGAGATAGAGGCCGCAAAAGCCTATGATGCTAAAGCTAAAGAATTATTTGGGGAGTTTGCACGGCTCAACCTGGAATAAGGCAAATAAGGGGGTTTAAAATGGACACTTCAAAAGAATATATCGAGATGTGCGAGAAGGTAGAGGATATACAAACAAGGTGGGAACCCAAGTATGGGGATATTTATGTGTGGGCAGAAAACACAATACGTAAAAAAAGAAAAAAGGCTAAGAATATTTATTCCATAGTCCGGGGCATGGATGCTTTCAAAAAGGATATAGTCTGTGCAGTCACAGGCCCGACTAATGAACGTAGACATAGAAGTCAAGTTGTTTGGCTCCCCCGCCTAGATCAGTTACAGGGGATGATTCCCATAAGTAGAGGTTATTCGTATTGGCAACCAATGTATGACCTGATTATGTGGGCCTTACCTTCAACTGACGAGATGAAACCGGGTGGCAAGGCGTACACAATCGTCAATCAGTTTACTTCGATGGAACAACTTTGGCTTGCCTTTGTGATGCGGAAAAAGTACGGGAAGGTCTGGAACGGCAAGGAATGGGTGGCAGAGGCTTAAATGCAATTCCCCAAGAACAAGACATACCGTAGTGAGGAATACAAGGCTTACGTCCGGACGCTGCCGTGTATCATCTGCGGGAAACCCTCAGAGCCCCATCATGAGGTAAGTGGCGGCATGGCGATTAAAGGCCCAGATTTATTCTCATTACCGTTTTGCCGGGATGATCACAGAAAGAGAGAAGATATGGGTAAGCAATCTTTTTGGGAGGAAGTGAACATGGATAGGTGGCAAGTGATCGCCGAGACTTTGGCGGGGTATGTAGAACAGATGGAGGGTGGGGAATGAATATATCAACAGAAGAAGCGGTCGGTATTCTTGAAGTGTTGGGAAGTAACCAAGACCCTATCTTTTTCAAGGGGGAAGAAACCACCCCCGACAATCTTACCGCAACTTATAGTCACGAAGTCTGCGAAATGACACCGGCCTCAAAAGTATATATACAGTATTGGGGTGGCAAGCCACATAGAAAGATTTGGGGAACCCTACAAGGCATGGTCAAGGAAAGGATGCACGATAACTATAGATAAAAAAGATTTTATCTGCTACAATACCGGCAATCCATAAAAAGCAAATACGCCAAACCCGGAGGTATCCGTCATGGCAACCGAAACGTGCGGGACTTGCAAGTTTTGGGAAGCGAGTCTCAATGAATGCCATATAGACCCACCGGCTGTACTGCCGGAAGATCATAGAAATAACCCACCCGTTACTAAGTGGCCTACAACCCATGCAGACACAAAGAGTTGCGGGAGATGGAAGGTAGTGCAGTAAGGGTTAATCTTCCTCGACGATAAAGTATCTCCGGTACTTCGTCTTGCTCGATCCCTCTATCTGGAAGAACTGACGGCGGACAGGCGGAGGTAACGGGGCCGCGCTCTTAGCCACAAAGACCTGTAACCCGCCCGGTATGCCATAAACTGTAAGACCGGTAATATGTCCGGGGTTGTGGGGGCCACCCGGTACACCGGGGACACCCGGAGCTTTGGGCGTGAAGGTTTGAAGTCGTCCGGGTACGCCGTAGACTGTAAGGGCTGTTATGTGGCCCGGATTATGTGGCCCACCGGGAACGCCGGGGGTTTTCGGTACAAAGGTCTGTACTGGCCCCGGAATACCAAAAACGCCTAGAGTAGTTATTCGCGCCATACTAATTTACCGAAAAAGTATCCCCAACAACCGGAGCCGTAGTGAGGGCGGTAAACCCTAATTTACTATCCGCCACCGTTGTCGCTGTTATCTCGGTTCCTTGACCCCGCAACGCTGCCGTGATCGTATCATTTGCAAAGATGAGGGTTCTCCCGTTGAATTGGTCGAGTATTGAAACCGTAAGGTCTGTGGTCATTTCAGTAGTTGAGAGCGTGCCGGAAACGGCTGCGCCTTTTTGAATTGTTGCGGCTGACCTTGCCTGATCGCCCAAGACGGTCGTGTTGTCGTCAGCGATTATCGTCACCCCGCCAGTATTCGTAACCATCCAATCGCCACGCTGGTGAACTGTTCCGCTTGAAGATGCGGCGTATATGATTTGACCAGTACCGGAGATACTGAACTCGTCGACACCGGCTTGGTTGAGATTCCTTATCTCGATACCATTATACCAATCCGGCATGGCTAAGTTAACATTTGCTATTCCTGCACCTGTGTCGAAAATTGGCGTTGCTCCACCCGCAACAGCAGAATAGCAATGGCTTACAAGATACTCTCCTGCTAGGCCAAAAGTAATCGTTCCATCAAAACCGCAATGTGTTGCGTGGAACTGATTAAGGGTACAGGTTCCGAGGACGCAATTGTGGAAGTCGGCACTTGCTGCGCCTACACCCGTACCAGAAACTTCTGCACCGAAGAAATGAGAACCGGATATATCTTGTCCACCAAGAGCAAGCGTCCAGTTGTTGCCATTGAATTCGTAATTAATGAAAGATGCTGCCAAAGTTATACCGGAACCCGGTGCAAGCCTGAATCTCATAAGTCCAAGACTTACGGCTAACGTGCGCGCATCAGCTATCGAATCAACCGGATTGTCTACCGTTCCGTTTTCATAGTTGGTCGTCCCGGCTACGCCGTTAAGCGTATCTATCCAAATCTGCCCTCCCTCGTAGACTCCGATCTCTCTGATTTCCCGAAGCTGCTTACCGCTAGAATTGGTTATGTTATGGGTTGAACCTGTTAAGATTTGATCCCATACATTGTTTTGTCCTATCGGAATAACTGAATAACCACTTGTGGCATCTGGATTAACGATCCAATCCGGATATACGGTTGCCACCTTTGTCGTGCCATTGTAAGCGGTAATTAGCCGGGCCTGATGCGCTCCTGTCCCGCTTAAAACTACTACATAACAGTCCTTTACTCGGTCGTCGCCGGTATGAGCCGTTGATTCTAATGTAATAGAATCGTTGGCCCCGGCTTGTGCAAGACCTGACATAATTTCATCGTGAGAACCGGAACCGTAAATTACATATTCCGATGTAGCGTCCGGCTGCACGATCCAATCATCATCTATAACGGCAACTTTTGTCGTGCCATTATAGGCCAGAATATGATGGCCTTGTCCCGCGCCCGTTCCACCGACGATACCCACATAGGACTGCCAGAATATATCATCGATGGCACTTTCTCCGGCGGCAAGAGTTATGGTATTTGCGCCCCCGGCTTGAGCAGTACCATCGGTATATATATTACTCGCTAGTTGTCTTAATCTTCTACCTGCACTAGAAGCGATGTTGTGAGTTGCGCCGCTCAAGACTCTATCCCAAATGGCTTTGGCTATTTCTACCATACCAGTAGCAGCTTGGCTTATTGCATCAAGACCAGTAGCCGCTAAGAAGATACGGCCTGTGGTGACTTCCACGCTAAGATCAGGGGAGTTGGCAGCGGTAGTGTATACAACTCCCGGTACACCGATAACCTGAATATCTCCTGTTGAGCTTACCGGGGCTATGACTATATTCTCAGCGTTCGACTCTGCTTGCGTTATGTCAAAGACATAGTACCCGTCCTCAAGCTCGGTGGGATTGGTATCATCCACGGCATTAGCCGCACCGCCATCAAGTCGAAGGTTCGCAGTTATGTTTGCGGCATCCCCCGTCAGAGGCACGTTGGTTGTTCTGTTGAACGCAAAGACTACCCACTTTTGACCGGCTACATTCTTTTGCATTACCTACCTCCTGCCAGTAAATTCGTATAGTAGTAAGGGGTGACGATACCGCCAACCGCCGCCGCAATATGACTAGCTCCTATCCAGAACGGCGTTCCATTGTCTCTAGCCTGACCTGCAATATCTTCCGTAACACCCACGCCGAATAGATTTTCTCCATCGTCCGCTATCGCCAAGTTGGTAGCGTCACCGGCAGGGTCAAGTTTATAATCATCATTTGCATAATCAAAAAATATTGTATTGGTATGGAGGTCTTTACTACGATAACTGGCATCGGGTGAGGTTACATCCTCGCTTATGTTCTTAGCCGTTGTGCCAAATCCAGCAGCTCCGGCCTCGAACCAATCGGCGTTTGTTCCTCCTTGTGTTAAATTATTTTTTACTATTAATGTGGTGCTGCCTAAACTACTTGAATCATTGTATATGTTATTTCTATTCTTAATACAGGTATTATTATAGACGGTGAAATTGCCGTCATTCCTTTGTATCCTAATTGCCGCCCCATTGGATGCGTCAGTAATCCCATACATTATGTTATTACGTATAACTACATTTTGAGCATTTAATCCTCCGGTATTAATACCCCAATCACAGATACTATCTCCCTTGATTAAAAGCCTATCGGCTAAAAGCTCACCGCTATTGCCACCGTCTAGGAACCTGATACCTGAATTTGAATTACCGGATATATCAAGAGCTAACTTAGATACTTCCACATTGTCTAAGTCTCCATCTGTTGTTTCATCGAAAGATATATTATCGAAACCTGCATAATTAATTCTCGCTCCGTTCCCATAAACACCGCCATTGTGTTCTGCCCCGGAAGCAGCCGTGAGTTTTAAGAGAAATCCAGCTGCGTCGGTATCAAAGGTTATGCCAGTAGATATTGCTGTTTCTTCGTCGGCGTGTTCCCCCGTAAGATTGCCTGTCATGGTGACGGCTATGTCGGCTTCAAAGGCTGTGACCGTGGCATAATCAAGACCAGCACCTATTGAGAAAGTGCCTACCGCTACCGCCATGTTATGAATAGTTGGGTTTATTCTGGCCTTGACATCCTCGTGAACAAGGTAATCTTCTATAGGCCTATTAATGGAGATGCTTCCGTACTCTCTGCTAAAGTCACGGATGCCATCGTGGTCGGCTTGGGTAATCCATTTGTCGGAAAGTAGTTTTTCAATATCAACGAACCAATCCCTTTTTCTTATAATTTCCTCATCTTCAAGATATCCAAACTCCCAAGGATACTTACCGTTGCTATCTGTCGGGACGAGGAACTTTTTGAAGTCCATGACCTGAGCTTTGTCAGACTTCCAGTCGGTAGAACCCCTTAACGCCCAATAGTCCTCGGGGGTCTGTATGATAAGAAAGTGCATCCGTTCCATCCGACCTTCTTGATAGTCATCGGGACGTATATCTATCAATTGCCCGTCCCTCCACCCTTTCAAAAAGTTGGGATGGGAAGGGGCATACTTATTTCCTACTCGGTAGATGCGTTTCATAGCTGTATTGAGTCGTCCTTGGTAATCTCGTTATCCTCCATTACTCCGGGGATGCCCCTCACGTTGTACGTTCCTCCGTATTTTTTCAGTATATTGCAAACGGAATCAACGGCGTCCTGTATCCATTCCTCGCCTTTATCTTTTTCAAATTCGATAGTTATTATCATTTCATCAACCCCGTTATAGTTTCTTCCGGCCCTTTCCTACTTTACCCTTTTCCCTTGGGCCTTTGTGGGCGGGTCTGGACGAAAAAGCCTTGCGGTATACGGTAACGGATCGCTTACAAGCCCCACCGTATCCTCTGCGACCCATGTGCACTCGGTCTTGGCTCCGAGCGGAGCGAAGCTGTTGTCCAGGTCAACATAAGATACAACGTCACCCCCGGTAGGTGACGGAGCCGGAACGTCCACGCATTGAGCCCCGCAACAGAAGCGTAGGAGCGCGAGGTCGTTGATCGCCGAGCCGTCCGTGTTGGTCGTTGGGCTGGTGCACGAATACTCCATCGGCACCGCCGCATACGAGTCCGGCGCCATCGCTAGAAAGAGCACTGCCAGAACTATGAATATTAATCGCTTCATCACTACCTCCTTATCTTCTTTAGCAGACTGCCGATAGACCCGAGGGCCAAGGGATTTTTATCCTTGCTCCGCTTCGAGATGTAAACGCCGATAGCTGAGAGCGCGGCTATATAGATCCACTCCATCTCGGAAAATGCCTTAATGACTTTGATAGCGTCATCGGGGCCATGTCTCAACATGGTGTAGACGATGGTATTAAACGTCATGAAGATCATGTAAATAACGGTATAGCCGAACAGGGGCCTCATGTTCCTTACGAAGCCATGCTTATTGGCGTGCTCTAGGTGTATAGCTTCGTTATGGGCCTTCTGCCGCTCGGTCTCTGCGGCGTACATCTCGACGGCGTGTTCGTTCATATCGGCCCTGTATTTAACCATTAGCTCCGGTTTGTCTTCCAGGGCTTTGAGTGCCGCTTCGTCGGTCGATTCTCCCGTTAAGGCTCTGGCAGTCTGTGAGATCACCTCCACCGCCTTGCCAGCCGTCTCACCTGCAAGAAGCCCCACGACCCGAGGGCCTACGGCTTGGGCGAGAGCCATTATAATCGGTAGTACCATGCTATCCCTCCACCATCATATCGGCCAATTCAACGGCCCTACGTCCCACTTGCTCCGCCCACCGTGAATCAAGCATTTCGAGCGCAGCACCTTTGTACTCCTTGAGCCCTATACAGATAATCGTCTTGCGGAACTTCTTGAAACCTACCAAGCCGAGATTAAAGACCATACTGGCAACGACGATGCGCCGCGTCTCGGACAGGCCGCAGAACCACTTGAAGTTTTCTCGACACTTCTTAAGCACGTCCTTGACATCAATATCGAGAAGTAGGTCTGACACTTCTTGCGGAATTCCGTTATCCTGAATATTATGCCCTGTCCCGATTGTCCATTTACCGGCAGAGCATTTATATAGATCAAGACGGTCTGCCTCATGCTTTTTAAGAACGGTCTTGAGGTTTTCGGTAAACATTAGCCACCCCCTTATTCTTCGCCTCCGGAATACTCGGCGCATAAATATCTTCATATATTTTATCAACTCTTTGCTCGACATGGGTTATCTTGTCCAACAAAATATCTAGGGCGGGGCGTATACTCCACCCAACTATCGCCCCCACGATAACCGCAATAATAACTGCCTCTGCGATTTTATTTAAATCCAGTTTTAATTTGCCCGCCGAAGCAATACAAAACAGGTACGGAAAATGATCGCCGCATTTAGCCCAAATTCCTGCTATCGGTGTAAACATTAACCCTTCCTCCCGACTGTTATCGATCTCCGGAGTTTCTTAAATACCCTAGAATTGGGATTGGGCTTTCTATGATCCTTTTTGCGCTTCTTCTTTTTGTTTTTGTCAAGAACTACCGGCACGGTAAATCTCCTTAATAATTCCTCGTATCCAACTGTCTCTGCAACTTCAACGCGGTTACAGCATTGGGCGCGGGCTTGGCAAGCTCTGCGTCGAGCGCATACTCTACGGCCTGTCGCTGCTCGGCTAGGGTCACAACGGAAGGATCAATGCGAAGCCCCTGCGCCTTCGACCCCCGCCACTTGTCCCTATCCTTTCTATCAGGTAAGGTTGCGGGGTCAACATCATCATAAGGCAAACCCTCAAGCCCTGCACTGTAAGCTGCTTTTGTAGCCACTCTATCCAAAAAGTCTTGGTTGGACTCACCTTTTCTTCTTGCCTTTGGTGCGGGATGAATCACAACTACCGAGCCGTCAGGCTTGTAATAAACCCTCACATTCATATTATTGATCTCCCATAGCAAATACGTTCATTACAGAGCCATCGATTAATGTACCGCCAGAATTTCGCAACTCCATCTGTATCGCACCTACGGCATACGTTCCCGCCTTTACAATGTGCATATATCCATCAGAAGAATCTTCGGGGACAGCAGTACCCCACGCCCCGTAATTCGCATTGGCAAAATCGGTATCCCAATTTACCGTCCAGCGACCTGTCGCATCGTCATTAATACTAGAAACATTGAAGCTATCATTTATCGACCCGGTTTCATCGAAGTTTACCCACGCCTTGACGATGTTATCCTTTGAAAGTGTGTTGATAGCCGGGGGAGAGGCAGCGGCAACCTGTACGGTCAAGCCAGAGGCGACTACTCTTACTATCTCCGCGCCACCAATTATTCCACTAAGATTTCCAGAGGTTCCCCCCCACCCTGCGGTAACATCTGCCTTGTCAGGACATAATGTTGGATTTATTACAGACGATGCTTCGTTCTGCAAGGCGGGGCCGTTGGTATCAGCAGCCGTGAAAGATGTTGCGCTAAAATTCCATCTTATAGCTCCGTTACAAGACACGCCTATTTCATCAGCCGCGCTCTCGTAAAATCCCGTGTTAATCCAACCAACAACAGGAAGTGCTGCCGTACCTGCCGCGAGTGCTGATGGATTGACTGGATTTAAGAGTACCCACTTGTCAAGCGTAGCATCAAAGACAAGGTGCATCCGGAAGTTCGCACCCGGAACGTCACCCGGTATCAAAGCCTGATTACTTCCCTTAACCATAGTCTTGGCGATCAAGCCATCGGGCTCAAAGGTCGGCGTGGTAGAAGTATTTGCACCGCTCGCCTCGACCATAACCTCGATATTGTTTGCAAGGGCCGCGATAGTAGGTACGAAGATTGCCGTTATAGCATCGACCGTACCCCCGGCTACTGCTTGACGGTTCGGGATAACGACACTAAGAACCTCGCTCGAAAGGGCAAGGCTTGTGTCAACGGTCGTAAGGATGGATGAAAGATCGGTGATAGAAGCTGCAACCGGCAGACCGGCAGCATCAAAGGCGAGTATCTTATCCGCTCTGTTTGCCGGAGTAAACGAAACCTCTTGGTCGGTCGTTTCTTCGATAGGTACTTTTATAGAACGCTTAATGTCCCGGCGAAGTTGCTGAATCTGCATCGTAGATTTATCGTGATCGTTGTCGAATGTGTCCGCACGCATCCCGCCGTTCTGAATATAGTCGGTCGTTCTATCGTAAGCCAATTCGCCGGAGAGGGTGACAACGGACAGATTTATCGGTGCAGTAATAAAGTCAATCGTGCCGCCGCTATCGTCACCCGCGCCATTTACCGTGTAATCGGTCGTAAGCGTTTGAATGACACCATCGACCGTTACGGTCAAGTCGGCATCTTCAAAGATTCGGTATCCGTATGCAAAGTTGGTTGTGACTCCGTTTCCCAAATGAGTGTTGACTCTTACTTGTTCGGCTACGGGCAAAATAACCTCCTTAGATATGCGACCAACGCCTTCCGGTAGCTATATCATATATTGTATTATGTGCAACCTGCATCCGACACGCTATTTTCTTGAGCGGAATCCCTATCTTTATCAAATCACGTATTTTATGAACATTTTGCTCGGTCAATATACTCCTACCGTTTAATTCTCCCTTCGGGACAGGAAAACGTCCTTTCATCATTTTGTCAGCGTTATTATCCGCCCGTGTGCCTAAGAACAAATGATCTGGATTAACACACGGCGGATTGTCGCACTTATGAAGAACACACACACCTTCGGGAATTGGGCCATGTATAAGCTCCCGTGCGTAACGATGAGCATAGACTGTTTTACCTTGCTTTAGTCCAAAGCGACCATAGGGTTCGCCCTCACCATTGCGTCCACCCTGCCAAACCCAACAGGTATTCTTTTCCCTCTTAGGTATAAAGGCCATAAATCTGTCTATTACCGTTGCCACTTCTACCTCCTGTTGTAACTTACCGAAACTTCGTGGCTGCCCTGTCCCGGTCGCCAATCACGGAACGGTAGCACTTGCGCCTCGGTAACAAGTTTGCCTATCCGCACCGGTGTATTATGTATCGCACCTGCGCCGGAGTCTATAAAATCATCCTTCTGGTTCGTGTTAAGCGGTATCCAATCCCGCATTTGAGCAGGGAGCTTACCATCTAAAATGCTCTGATGCGCATGGAGAAAACCCCCGGAGAGCGGCGTATCAAACGCATCGAGTATGCGCCTTGTCTTATTCTTTGTAACATGAATCTCGGTTACTCCGCAACGTAAACGACGTTTCTTTAAATGCTTGCGAAGTATCGCAGGGACAAACCCGCCGGGGCCGTTTGTCTCAATACAGATACCGGGAATAGAAAACTGCTCTACCTTATCGCAAATCTGCTCGCATTGTGGATCGACCTCGCCCGTAAGCGCATCTGCGACTTGCCAGAACAAATGCCCTTTGGAGTTGGTAAACATTGCAGAGAAAACGCTGTCGTCACTATCCGCCTTGCCGAGCGCAACGTCCCAATAAGTCGAACAACCTATCATGCGGTCGCCACCGATATATAAAGCAACCTGCCCGTTCGCTTTGCGAATCACCGGCATATCTTGGTAAGGCACTATCTTGTCGGGATCAAGGCGTATCTCATGGAGCGGGCGGGCCTTGAGTAGATACTGGCTATCCCACTCGTTTTGCGTCTTGCACTCCTTACGCCTAAATGCGATTTCTTCTTCGGTGAAGTAATCAGACCATACGCTCTTACCGTTTTTGTCGAACAATGGGATTACCAACGCATCGGCCCCGGCCTTAATTTCTTCCTCATAAAGTGAGTCGTGGGTATGCGGTGTACCTATGTAAGTTTTGCTCCCGCCGGGAACAAGAATGTGCGTTGAATCAGAAATCCTCCGACGCAAGGTTTCTCTCAATCCGGGGGTCATAACATTTTTCGGAACCTCAACATCGTCAAAGATAACTTCGTTGGCTCTCGAAGATGTTACATTACCCATGATGCCCTGCGCCGTAACCGATGCATTACGATGGTCGGGGTTGCCAAGGACGCTAAAGCGTATCGTCTGCCATAAACGGCCTTTCATGCCAATGCAAAGCGGGTGCATACTAAGAACGTGCTGCGCATCTGCACTCATTTTACTAGACGTAAGATCATCGGCAGACTGTACCAAGAATCTGTAGGTCGGGTCGGCTCTCAACTTCCATGCCATGTAAAGCGCGGTGATCGTCGATTTAGCTGCGCCCCTGAAAACCTCAAGCACGGAGACACGGCCCTTGCGCTCAAGCCATTTGCATATATCGACGTGAAAGCTTGGAACGTTCCAACCCTTGAAGTCGGCCCAAATAAAGAAGAATGCCGGGAATGAGATTTGTTTATCGTTCATCATCGTGCGCCAACCTGCCCTTTCCTTGTTTTATCGTGCTGCTCAACCACGAAAGGCGAATATCCGATAAACTCCTTAAAGGCTTTCTCGTATTCACCATCGACAAAATCCGAACTTGCTTTTGTAAGGTCAACCGCTTGCTTTAAGGGTAGCCCTGTCACCGCGCCAACGCTCCCGGCAAGACCTCTTGTTCCGCGATAGAATTCTTCATCGGTCAAATCACCCTCGGAAATCAACCGGATTGCCTCGGTGATAAACTTGCCGAAATCTTTTGCAATCGCGTAAGGTGCAACCTCTGTTCCGAAAGCGCGCACCCCAAGAGCCTTGCTAACAACAAACTCAATCCCTTCGCCTATAATAAACAGGCCATTAAGCGGCCCCAAAATAACCGCCCTTTTCTGATTGTCCTTATCCCAATTAAAAGCATCCGTGACAAGCTGAAAAATCGACGGCAACAGTACATGGTATATAAATATAGTCTTGGCGTGTCCAAGCGGTGAACCACGCCCTGCCAAAAGGTTTCTTACTGCCCCCATTTCTTTACGCATATACAGGTTCGGGGCCGACAAGAACATCGAGAACAGTTTTGCAATCGATCCTCTACGCTGAAAATCCGACTGTATAGAAAAGTCTGCACTCTGCTGTGTCATTTCGCTAAACCGCTCAAATTCTGTCAAAGCCGCTTGTTGTGATAATCCTTTTTTCTTCATCAGGTATTGGAAGTACGACCATCCACCGATAGCGATAGCCCCCTGATCTCCAAGGGTGACGTTGAGCATCAGGGAATCAAAGAAGCCCCGCGTCTTACGGTATGAATTAAACTCTTTCATCTGCATAGCGGTCTTAACGTCACGCTCCATAAACTTGCCGCGCTCGGCAAACCATACGCTGTTCTTTTTAAGAAACCTCACCTTTTCAAGCGGTGCAGACCAAAAATCAGCAACACCTTTCACGAAGTCTGTTACAGGCATAACCTCCATATAAGCCATCACAGACGTAAGCTGCTTGATAGTCATGGTGGGTTTTACAGCAAGAACAGAGCGCGTAAAATTACCCCTGATCTTATCAAGCCAATTAAGCCGGTTCGATGTTTCTATACCGCCGCGCGTAAAGTCATTAATGAATTTATCTATCACGCCCAACATATTTTTTGAATGGTGCAGGTTGATCGCGGTGCGCACTTGGGGGTTTTTGAAAACCGTGTTAAGCTCGCGCACCTTTTCGCTCCACGCAATGAAGTGTTCCATTTCCGCAATATGACGCTCTAGCACATTCACATCACTTTGTGAAGATATGCGCCGAAGATTCTTTACCCTCGACTTGAGGCTACCAGACCCCACCGAACGACGATAAGAGATTTCGTCCAAGAACGCCCCATAAAGCCCTTCGGGTTCAACAAACCCTTCACGTCTTATCGGAGAATAGAATTGATTAAAAGGCAAATCTACCCCGTAAGCTTCACGATATACGGCATTGACGCGATCATAATACTGTCGATAGAATTCAAGTTGGCTTTCAATGAAGGTTAAGTCCTGCGCCGTCAAGACACCTCTTATCGCCTGTATCATATCGTCGGTAAAATTCATCCCCTCATGGAAGGTTTCGCGCAAAGCCGGATCGCTATACTCCATGATAAACTTGCGAGCTTCAGCCTTCGTCATAACAAGATTGACAAGCGTACCTTTTGCGTTAGGGAATTGCCCGATCTCTATTTCCTTCGCATCAAGATTAAATTGCGTAAGCATTTCACGGTCGGAAGTAAAACCAAAAGCCGCTCGCGCAATCCTCGCAATCTCTTGAGATGCTTTTGTCCGGTTGCCCTTCTCAATGTTTTCTTGCGTATGAACTTCCGCCATCTGATTCAACTTGCTCTGCCCCGGCTCCGAAGTTTTGTCTCTAGCCGAGAGCATATCCATTAAATCGTTCCACCCGACAAAATGAATTCCGGCGGTACTTGTGAACTTCTTAAGCCATTCCTTAAAGTCTTTCGGCGCAATCGTAGAAGGACGCACACCTGTCGTTTCTAGCCCCTTCGGGAACTCCTTACCGCCCATGATAACGCTAATTGCATCATCGACACGCTTCTGGTCGCGGGCCTTACGATTCAATTTCTTTAACTCGGCAATGGCCTTACCGCCGACCTTCATCTCCTTAATCCCTTCTAAGAGCGTTTCAAGCTCGCCGACTGTAAATCGCCTTCTTAGCGGAGGCACGCCCGGCTCCCCGGCCCTATACCTAAGTCGCACAATCATATCAAGAACGCGGTTTTCCAATATAACGGAATCCGGCATTTCCGAACCAACAAACTTATCGAGGTTGTCGGCAATCTTATCTATGGCCTGTTCCTGCGAAAGCTTCACCGCCTCACCGAATCTGTCAAGTATCCTCTGCACGTCTGCCGTAAACTTGCCAATCGGTTTACCGGCTCGCTTCTTAGGCTTTGCGGTCTTAATCTCTTTAAGTATGGAATTCTTAAGCTTACCAACCTTTGTTGTCTGCTCAACACGCGAGCGCGCTTCGGCGAATATCTCTTTCAGCCTATCGCGCTCGATTGCAACCCCTTCTCTATTCCCTTCTCTAAACGCAATCCTTGCGCTTTGCTCGGCCTTCTTCCAAGCCGCAGCAAGTGCTTTATCCTCACGGATCATCCTTGAGACCTTCACAATGCCTGTGGCACGTCGAATCTGCCCCTTAACAGCCCGGGCGGGAAGGGTGGGTTTGAGCCTTTCTATCTGCTCGATACGCTGCCTTGCCTCGGCCTCGGCTATTATTTTCCGCTGTTCAACTATTTCAGGCGCAACCCCAAATACCGTATCCGCATCAAGGCCTTTCTCATCTATGATTTTTTGAATATTATCCCTAACCAGTTTAGCTTCCTTGACCTGTCCTGTTTTCCTCAACTGCTGGAAATCATCGACAAAGCTCTGTAATCCTGCCCGTAACTCGGCTTTGGTCTTGTTCAAGATGTCTACATCAACGCCCACGCCCTCCACAAGCCCATGCACGGGGGGTTCGGCCTCCGGTAGGACTTCCGGTATGGCTTCGGCCTCTGCGGGGGTTACAGGGGCTTCTACAGCCCCAATCGCTACCGCTACTTCTTCGTCGGTCAGGGTATCAAACTCCGTACCCTCAATAACGAGGTCGATTACAGCATCGGCGGCTACTATTTCTTCTTCGGCGGTCGGAGCTTCCGGTACGACTACTTCTTCCACCGGGGCCGCCTCGACCGGCTTACCTATATCGACACCCTCTTTGAGATTATTTAAGACGTTTTCAACGTGCGCCTTGCCTTCGGGAGTTTCAGATATAGCATCAAGGGCTTTAAGCTCGGCAACTTCTTCGGTTGCGCCATCCGTTACAGCAGCAGCCTTGTTTGTTTCAAAGTCGGCCTTAACGTCGTCAGGCATAGAATTGACAACTCGCTTTGTCAACCCTGTATAGACGCTACCCGATCCACCTAAACCTGTACCGAATATCATACCGAGTGCGCTTGCCTCATTCAGCCGGGGGTCATTCACGTCGAAAAAGTCCACTTCATCCCCAAGAGCCTTTATACTTATAAATTCTTGTATCCGTTCTTCCACGCCCTCGATAACACCCACACCCCCAACCTTAAAGATTGTAGCAAGTATCCGCCTTGCCAACGATGCGTTTGCGCTCGGCCCCATAATCTTTAACGGCGTAAACGCTAAAGCGAATTGGGCGGCATCGACCCCGGTCAAAGTCATATTCCCCCAAAATGTGTTATCAGCAGCAGCATCGGCTTCCGCGTCCGTCATACCCCTCGCCTTTGCTTCTTCAAATACAGCCCCGGCTTCAAACGCCGATTCAACCGGCCTACCCAACAAGGCTGCGCCGGTTGCCCCGCCGATGGTAGTTAATACCGTCGTACCGAAAGCCCCTAATCCTATAACTACAGCAGCACCGCTCGCAGCAGCCGCGCCCGCGTAAGCCCCGACTATCGCCGCCGGAATAAGCGACAACACGAAAGGTACGGAACGCGCCCCGGTCGTCGCCCACCATTCAGGATCGGCAAACTTCCGCCATGTAAACTCGCTCTGATCGGTTGGCGGGAGATATGCTGTTCTAAGCCGTTCGCCAAAGTCGATATATGTACTGGTGAATTCATCCGAAGCACCAAGCCACCTCATCGTATTACCGGCGGTACTATACACGTCACCGATACCGGCCTTGAAAGCTCCCTGCGCTTTATCATACAAAGAAGATTCGTTGACTTCTTCCTCGTAAGGTTCGCGCAGATCAAGTGCTTGGTCAGGCGATATGTCATGGGTGGCAGCAATCGATAATGAATTTTTAATAGCCTTTTCGTTCTTCAAAAGACTATCCGGTAATTCTTCCCTTATTTCTTTCCATGCAGGTATACGCATATCAGGAGCGGGCGGCAGGGCGGGGGCTGTGATACCACCGGCAACCTGATCGAATATATCCCCTGCGGGCTCTGCCGCTACTATGTCGAATATATCTGTTGGCAACTTACCCTTCCTTATGCTATATTACCTTAATGTTCATTGGCTTTGCACTGCTTGTCATAGAATAGAACATTAGAAACTAAACCCATCCTCTCGCGCCAGTTCGCGCGCCTTAACAGGATCACCGTTTGCAAGATCAAGAAACCTTTGCGCGCCCGCTCTATCCAAAGTCTTACCCGTTAAACCCCTTATACGCTCCGCTTTGATCTCTCTCGGTGTTTTAAAGCCTCGCGTTGTCGGCCCCCCAAAAGTCAAAACCTTGAGAAGCTTTTTAATAAACTGCGATTCGGGCGGCTTCAATAATTCTTCCACAAAAGCAAAGGGGTCTGCGTTGGGATGCTCCACTATATATTCCTTCAAGGTTTCTACGTCCGCCGTGAATAGTCTGCTGTTATTGACATCATCATCAGGGTCATATAAGCCGTTACGCTCTGCGTCCCTAAGTAAAGCTTGGGCCTCTTTTGCCTGTACCGTTTGAAGTGTTCCTACCTCCTTTAACTTCTGTAAGGCGTTGCGTCCGGATTCATCTATTTTCCGGTTTCTAAACTCTGCCGATATATCAGTAGCGCGAAGCAAAGCCGGATCACTCACTAATTCATCGTACCTATCACGTTGATTCGCTTTCAAGGTAAGGGTTTCTCCCTTACTCATGCGTTCGCTAATTAATTCAAGCTCGCGCTCAATCGCCTTACGTTCCGGGGCGGGCAGGTCTGTAAATTCCCGCATCTTGAAAATCCCGGCACTCTTAACTTTGTTATCGTGAGCCTCCCAAATAGCTGCCTCGTGGGAAGTGATGGTCGCATTGCGGGCCTGATTATGAAGCGTGGCACGTTCACGCAGCCTAGTTACTGCCGCTTTTGCAGCGCGTTCCGAAGTGGCCCGGCCTCTAGCTGTCTCGGTCAACTTCTCTATGTCTATAAGATCAAACTTGTCTTTCGGCCCCTGCGTATCCCAAAGATCGTTTGCTATCTTAAATCCGGTATTGGTCGTTGCGGCATCCTGCGCTTGACTTGTAAACGCCGTTCTATCTGCCGAAGTCAAGCCTCGGTAATTAGCGAAAGCCCCGCTCTTGGTTTTCTCCCGCAACCGTTCAAGGACAACCTTCGGATCGCCCAAGACAAGCTCGTTCTTTACCGTATTGGAATCGATAGTGCGGTCAATTTTCTTCTTACGCTCCACTTTTATCGTAGCGGCTTCCGGTGAAGCATCAATCAATATGTGCGCCTGTTTCTTTGCCTCTTGCTCAAAGCCGGGGTTTTCCGATGTGAAAGTCTCTACTTCTCGTAAAGTCGTTTCTAAATCAGCAACCCGCGCATCTTTAACTTGACCGGCTATTGCATCGGCAAAAGCAGTAGTAACCGCTTCGCTAGTTCGCTTCAACATAGGTTCTAATTTAACTTGAAGCTCTTGAGGAACAATCTTCCTGAACTCCCCATCTGTTTCGGCAAGCATTTTATTGAAAGCTGTTTTTCTACCTGCAACATCAAGGTCGGGATTTGCAAGGATACTCTTAGATTCCCGCGCCATCGATCCCTGCAAGCCTATTATGTTTGTATTCGCACGGCTGACAGCTTCGTCTCTCGCTGCTCTATCAACCTTTTCAGCCCGTATTTGCTGTTCGCTGACCACGGCCCCGACAAACTGTAAGCCCGCCCGCGCTATATCAAAACCGATGCCTGGTATCTCACGAACAGGACGCGGCAAACCTTCGGCAATCGCCCCCGGCGTACGCCTTCCAAGTCCTACTTCTGCCGCTCCCGGTATTTTAATAGCCATATCTTATAATCCTGTAAGGGCTGTCCGTGGTTTCTTTGGACTTCTAATAAAATTCGCATTTGAAGGCGCGCCACTTTGCAAGGCTGTTAATTCCGCCTCGCTTGCGCGTAATTGTTCTAGCTTTCTCCTTTCTACGGTCGCAACTCCGCCTTCGGGAAAAGTCTCTAAGAGCTGCTTGCTTTTTCTCTGCGCCGCTTCAAGCGTGGTGGAAACATCCTTTGCTGTCAAGCGTCTGGTTTCTGCCTGTATATCTGCTGCCGTCCCTCGCCCAAGCTTAAGCCCGGCCTTCGCGGTAAGGGCTGTCTGCTTCTTGCCAAGTAACTCGCCCTCACGACGTATCTCGGTAGCCTCCAACTCGGCTTCCTCAAGGATCGCTTTCGATTCAAGCCTAGCGGTTCGGGCATCAAAGGCTATGCCTCGCGCCTGTTCGCTCTTAGCTCTCCTTCTCGCTTGTTGCGTTTGCGTTACTGAAAGAAATAAACCTGCTGCTGCTATGCCTATACCCATGTCAAAGCTCCATTATCGCCATCATGCACGGTTCGTTATTAAGAACGCTCGGCCCTATATCCTTGAACCCTAACAGTTTGACAAACTTAGACCATAATTTTATACCGTCAACCTTTGTGCCAACAACTTTTTCGATGTCGAAGGAACGCATATCGAGTAGTAAAACTTCCCAATCCAATAGCATTTCCTTAACAACCCTTACGCTGAATCGCTCCATATAGATATGGCAATATGCGATATGCACAACCGTCGCAAGTTGGATATGCGCGTAAGCGTAACACGTTCCCTGATAAACAAGCTCGTAATAAAAATTCAGAAAGTCATACTCGGCAACTTCAAACTTTCCGTCTATGCGCCGAATATATTTAACCATTGACTGATACCTCTTTGATGATACCCAAGAGGGTAAATGGCAATGGCTGATCCTGCTCGAAAGTAACTACTCCGTTTTGACCGCCGAGCAAAGTAACCTCTTTATCGCCGGTAAAAGGCTGTACTTTTTCGTCGAAGTTGTCTTGCCCGAACTTTCTAAATGGAATCACAACGCCGTTAATCTTTAGACCGATGCTCTCAAAGAGCCGGGCAACGGCACGGTTGACGCTTATCTTCTGTCCTTGTGACGTGCCTAGATTCGTCGGAACTTCCGGTGGCAGGTCTATGACCGTTGACTTGTAGTGCAGCCCAACCTCGATAGCGAGAGCGGCATCCGGAATAGTTATTGACCCGCTTGAAACGACCTGCTGCGGGATAACCACGTCGTCCGCTACAATGTCCACCGTTTCGCCTTCAAGGTGATCGAACCCTGACCATGTAACCTTTGCCGGTGAATCCGAATCGGTCTTGGCTGCATCCGTTTGAAGGTCTGAATCCATTACCTCGATATATGTCGAAGTTATAGAGTTTATGGTGCGCTCTACGGCGACCCAAACCTCATCTGTGTCGTTGTGCGGAATAACTGATACACTTTTAAAGAGGCCGTCGGTCGTGTGCGGGGCCCACGCAAGCAATTCCGTTTCCCGGTCGAATGTCACAGACAGAAGCTTTCCGGTACTCGTTACCATCCAGATAACGCTGTCCGGTTCAAGTTGATAAGCCATATCGATAATACCAAGCTTCGAAAGGTGAGCCGATACAAGGCTAATATCCGGTGCTTTCTTCTGCGTGGTGCTGTCTATCTTGTCCGAGAGTAGCCGCACCTTCTTTCCGTGCTTCGTGACGAAGATAACTTCACCGGCTATGATTATCGGGCGTACATTGGTACGCGAACCATAGGGAGTGTGCACCTTAATTTGAAAATTCGTCGGTGTCAGGGGTCTCTCTACGCCGCCCTGAATGGTTATCTCTTTGTCGAAAGTCATAACGATTATTACGGTAGTCGCCGCAAGGTGCAAAATCCTTGAAGTCGCAGCCGCAAGCACAAACTCGAACGGGTCTGAATCAGCCGTACCGGTTACAAAGTTTAAAATAACGCCGCTCTCGCTTCCGAAAACCGTCTGTGGATGCGTTACTACCCCGCCCACGACCATGCGTTGCTCAAAGAAGGTTCCGGAATTCGGGTAGCCGGTAGTACCCCAAAACACTCTGCCCGCCGTTATCGTGCCAGTTGCCGGGGTTGAAGGTGAGCCGCTAACGGTGTAAGTGAATTCCGTCGTACTTGTTACGGTTATCTGAAAATCCCCGTTGTAGTCTGTCTCTACCGCACCGGCGATGGCGGCGATATGCCCTGTCAAGAATCCATGCGCCTGACCGGTATTGACGGTGGCGGTTGTTCCTGACCGTGTTATGCCGATGATTCTTTGCGCCGTGATCGTGCCGGTCGCGGGGGTGGCGGGCGCACCTGATACCGTGTAAGTAAAGACTGTATCGCTTGTGACGGTTATCTGAAAGTCGCCGTTGTAATCCGATTCGTTGGCCCCGGCGATCCTGACGGTTTGCCCTGTCGCGTACCCATGCGCCGCGCCCATCGTCACGGTCGCCGTCGTGCTTACGCGGGTAATGCTTGTCACGCTCTGCTCTGTCTCGGTATCGAGAACCGGCGGGAACGTAAAGACAACCGGCGTAATCACCCAAGTATTATCATCCGTGCGTGTAAGCTGCTGCGGTGGAAAATCCGGGTGAAACAGATATAGCACGTTATCGAACTGCTCATAACGAATCAGGTCTATATCGGAAGTGAACGGGCTCGCAATGCTAACAACCCCTATCCTTGCAGCGTTCGTATAAAAATGGATTGTGTCATCACTCCTGAATTCGATCAAATAGCCCTGAACAACCGGAGGCGAAAGGTCGGCGCGGAAGATGTTAAACTCGATGGGATTGACGGTGACTGCACCGCTATCGTTCGTGAATCGCAGCCCTGCACGCCTCGTCACGCCGCCGCTTGCAAGGACAACGGCATTGATACAGGACGCGACCGCATTCTTATAACGCTGCGTATCGACGCGAGCCAAGAGCTTCGGGTCAAGCTCCCCGCCGGTCAGGTTCGTCTGTATCGTGATAGCTCTTGCCACTTAAAACCCCTTCTTACACGTTGGGAACAGTACCGCCAGATCGCCGCCTTGCTCTCACCAACTGCGATTCTCCCATCTCATCCGGTGAATCCTCCTGCGCATCGACCGTGCGAGCAATCCTTAAGCGAGTAAGATATATAGTGTTTATCTCGGTGGATTTTGTCGTAGACTTCGTTATCGGATACGCAAGCACCGCCATCATCGCCCATGTCAAGGCCTCGATCATAAGCGCGCTATAACTCGGCACATTTTCATTCCGGAATGTGTACTTGATAAAAAGCGGGTTTTCGTCTGCGAGGATTTGTCCATTCTCGACCTTGTGATTGCCAAGGGTATCGACTTCAAGAAGCGTCAGTAAATCTCCCGGCATATCGAAGGCGAACGCATAACCCCACACCGGAACGACGGCACTCGGTGCAAGCGAAACGCGCTTAATAGCCCTATTAAACGGAGCCGATGCCAAAACACCGTCCCTTGTTTGGGGGTAGAGATTCGAGCAGAGCAAGGCATTGTCCGTGCCGTCGGTGAATGAGGATATGGGTTGCGAACCCAACTGCAAGAGCGCATTTGTGCAGATAGTTATTTCAGAGGCCATCGCGTAGCTCCTTTAGCAAAGGGGTGGTGGGGGTTGGGGTTTTTACTCCTTGTAACCCCAACCCCCACCGGAGAACAACGCTAGTCCTCGACGTAGACGATGTAGCCGGTAAGCGTAGCACCTGCGGGAATCGTGCCACCGGCAACCACGGCCTGTATCAACGCCGCCGTTCTTGAGTTGATGGTAAACGTGTTAATCACGGTCAGAGCATTTGACCCTGCGCCCATCGGAAGATCGGCTATCGCGCTCACGTCGCCCGCGTCAAGCAACACGTCTACTGCGGCAGCAACTACCGTGCCGTCGAGGTTGGTAAATCCCTGATGCCCTATGTCAAGCACCCTAGACGCACCGAACGCCGAACACGCCACCCTCGAAAGATTCTTGAGGATAGTAACGGTCTTGCCGACCGGCATCTTAACCAAGTCTATCGTAGACGTGGCATCACCGGCGGCGGCCCCCTGCGTGAACGAGAACCGCGCTATGCGCAACCGACCTGCAAGCTCGTTCGTGTTGAGCCTTACGGGAGGCAAAGCCTCAAGGTTTGTAACCTGATCGCTCTTTTCAGTCGTAACAGCCATGATATTAACCTCCGAAATTGAAGTGAGAAACTTAAGGGGTATAGGAATTGAACCTATAAACCTGCGCCCTTACAAACACAGGCTCAACCAAGCCCCCATAAATAGCCGCATCGTGCTAGGTTTCGAGACAGGCTATCTCAACAACGCGGACTTCCTCTGTCCTGACCGCGCCAAGACTCTGCCGAGCATAGACCTGTACCGACATATTCTTGCCGGGCAGCACGTCGATACTGGCTATCACGTCCTTGCCCATGCCGAGGCGTAGACCGGTCTTGGCCCATGCCGGGCAGAACCGGTCATCGCCTACCTTGTTGAGCCGTTCAGAGCGGATGAACTTGAAGCCCAAGTAGGTATCGATCTCGCCCCTGACGAGTGCCTTGACGGTAACGAAATCGGAACTCGTTACCTCCGGGTCGGTGAGCAGGTTGGAAAGCTGCTGTGAGGAAGTGGCGATATAACGGCTTTCTTCCTCGTCAACCTCCGCCTCGTCAAGCAACTGCTTGGCGGCTAAGAGCTTGTCAACGGTAAGACCTGCGGCGCCGACGGCTATCTTCTGCGCCGCAGGCAGGTCGATGTTACCGCCAGAAGCCGTCGAAGCGCGCGCCGTACCCGTTAAGGCCGCGATGATTATGTCGTCCTTTTTCCTGTTAAGTGCCTGTACTGCGACCCGAACATAGGGCGACGTGGGATCGGCGAGCAGCCTTATCTTGTCCATCTCGTCGATAAGATCGGCGTAATAACTATCCGCAAGGTCGATCCACCGCTTACTGTGCGGGGTATCGATGTACTGCGTGTCGCCGTGACGAGTGACAAGGTCGGCTGCCGTACCTGCTCCGATACGCTCAACGGACTTCGACTGTCCTACTATGTCGGCATCAATATCAACACCGACCTGAAACCTCGACTCCTTCTGCTGTGCGAGCATGAAGAAATTGTCGCTGAATTGGTCTACAAAATTATCAGTAATCTCGAAAGACATGGTATAACCTCCTGAATTTAGTTGCTAAACTAATCCAGAAGGTTATCCACTTGGGGCGGGCCTTCTTGAATCGTGGATTTATGCAGGGCCGAACGGTTATCCTGCGGTGTAAAAACGAGAGCTTTTCAAAAACTCCTTAATGCTATCTAAAGCACCTTCAAAACTGTAATTTGGGCCTACATACCTCTCACCTTTCGCGTTAGAATTAACCGCGAAGTAAAACTCATCGGATGCCTCTTGATACACCATCGTAAAACCTATACCCCTTTCACGTGCAAGGTCGTAAAGCTCTTGAAGCTTATTCCAATCAGGCAGATTTAACGGCCTAATCGGCCCCATCTCTCCGGTCTGACTCATTGTTCCCCCTTACCCCTGTTTCTTTTTAACTGCTTTATGGCAGACCCGGCGGGCCGCCTCCATCCGCGTTTCGCCCTTCTTGCGCGGCTTGATCTTCTTACTGACCTTACGGACGCAACGCTCAAACCGTTCGGGCATGGCTACCTTTTAGATTGAGTATTGCCAATTCGCTGTTTCGCTTGCCTATATGGTCGAAGTGACTAAAGCCCTCCGGTATCTCTGCGCCTGTCCGCTTCCAATTCTTACGGGCCTGACCTTTGGAACCAAACAACCCGGCGTGATGCAGAATATCCCACATGGTAAAAGCCCCGGCAATGTAAATCACCCTCTCACCGGGAAAGAATACTTCGGCATCATTGCGTTTAAAATGCTCGTTCACAACGACGTAATTTTTATCTATCCGTGCCATTACCTCTTTTTGTTCGCGTGCTTCGCCTTGTAGTATGCTGCCACCTTCGCGTTGACATTCTTATGATCTTCGTGCTTCGGATCCCAATACGCCTCGGAAGCCATAAGCTTATGCAGATCGCCTTCGCTCATACCTCCGGTGGGCGGTAATCCCCTCGGTATCTGATCTTCGGTAAGGTTCGCGCCCAAGACCGAAAGAATCTGGATCATGCCCGGATGATTCCCAACATCATTTATGGAAACACCCTCAACCCCGGCGGCCCTAAAGGCGTTCATGGCGGAGGCCATCTTCTCGTGATACTCGTCGCCGTAGAGTTTCTTAAGCTGCTCTACCGTGCCGTCGTGTGTGTTCGTGGCCTCTACCGCAGCGACCGAAACGATCTCGGCGTATTCATCCATGATAAACTGCACCTGATCGTTCGTCATACCGCGTTCGTGACACTTACCGAGAAAGGCCGTCCGGCCCTCGGCGTTGACTTCAAGACCTTCGGGAAACTTATCCTCGATTTTGTAATCCTCCGCCGTAGCGGGCGGCGAACCTGTCGCGCCCATCTTCTTTTCAAGCTCGCCGTAGGACTTAAACATGGCTTGCTCGTTGAGCGTGCCGTCCTCGTTCTTAAACTTGACGGGTATCTCAATCGTTGCGTTCGGGTCTGGTGCTGCGGCCCCACCTTCAAGCGCGGTTCCGGCTGCCGGTGCTGCGCCACCCTTAAGGGCTGTCGTACCCGGCGCTGAACCCTCTCCACCCCCGGCTGCTCCGGTTCCTGCTGCCGCATTCGCGGCTACTGCGGCCTGTCCTTCGCCTTCGGTTGCTGCTACTGCTCCTGCCTCTCCACCCATCGAACCCCCTTGAGCGTTTAAAAGTGTCCTCGCCCGTATCTGTGGGCTTATCCTTCTTTTTGTCTTGTACGCTTTATCCCGCCGGGTCGGGCTTCGGACGCTCAAACCCCGGCAAGGCGGCCTCAATGTCGGCGCGCGTGACCTCGTTATTCTCCACAAGCACGCAGACCGCCTCAACCTTCGGTAGCCCTACCTCCGTCCATGCGGAGTTATCCTTCGGGTTAAGCTGCTCAAGGGCGGCCCTGATCTTCGTCGCCATGTCCGTACCCTTGAGTAAATTGTTCTCGGTGGTAAGGGCGGCGACCTCGGCCCTTGAATCCTCTAAGTTCTTACGAAGAATGTTGTTCTCCTTTACGAGCTTGTTATTGGCGGCGTTCACGTTCTCCACCGGGCCTCTTGTCTCTTTTGTTCTTGTCGGTACTTCCCACCCCTTCGGGCCGAGGTCGCCTTTGCTCATACGCTATTCCTCCTTGTTTGTCTTGGCGTTGATGTAGGCGACAACCGCCCTCTGTCCTTCCCGGTATGCCATAGCGAGCGCGTCACCGCTCGATTGATAACTAGCTCGGTTATAATATATCCGGTTCAGTTCGTCAAGGATTGCTTTGCCGTCCTTGTCGCGCCCGAAGATACGGTTGAAGATTTTAGGATCAACTGGCTCCGGGTATTCAGGCTTATCCTTTTTGGTTTTTAGAGGCATTTAAAAATCCTTTATTCATAAATCGACATTCTTTATTCTTGTATTAAGTACTCTTCTTGTTACTGTACCGTTTTTCAGAATCCGCTTGTACCGTATTTCAGGGTCGCTTGTACCGTCGCCGGTACTGTTTTAAAATCTTGCTCCATGAATCCTTAAGGGTTACAACTACTTAATAGACAATCCGCCTGTACCGTTTTCAGTTCATATTTTGGGTTCGCCGGTACTACTTTTTCCAATCCGCCTGTACCGTCGCCTGTCCGTCTTGCAAGGGTACTGCTTAATAAAGATATATATACTCGTAACTTACAGGAGAATCCGCCGGTACTGCCTATGTGTCAATATCTTTCGGTTTTACCGCAGCGTCGGCATTGCCGAATAGTCGTTCCCCCTAACCACCAATGCCGCCAAACAAAACAAAATAGTCTACACATTCCCCACCCCCTTATTAATTAAGCCCCCTCACCGACGAGCTTCGGCCCGACGGCCTTCTTGATCTCCTGATCCTGCGCATTCTTAAGGACTTCGGCCTCGGCCTCGTCCCGGTCGGTGCGTAGCTGCTCAACATCCTCCTTGCTCCGTATAAGTCTTTCAGGCACACCAAGCATATCCCCTGTTTCGCGGTTCGACTCGTCAAGATCGAGGATGTCAATGGCTTCCGGCTTTACTGCGGCCTGTGCGAATAACCCGGCTTGGAATCTCTCGATTGCGCCGACGATCTCAAGCTTCTGCGCCTGTGCGAGCGGGGAGAGATACTTGACGGTCGCTGTCTTGCCTTTAAGACCCTCCGGAAGCTCGTTAAACGCCCCGGCTCTCAGCCCTATTCCGAGACAACGCTCTACCGTCTGTTGTAGAAACTCAACCTGTAACCTACCATATAGCGGGCCAAGTAGCTGCCTGATAAGCTGCGTCCTGACGTGGACTTCGGTGGCGGTCATTGCCGGGCCGTCCTGCGGCTGCAACTGATTCGACATAAGAACTTCTTTGATCCGCGCCTGTAGGTTGGTCACGGTCAATTCGCCCGCGTTGAAGTCAACACCAGAACTCAAGGGAAAGAAGCTGTCCTTGTTTGCAACCGGGATAACCTTACGCGGGCCGACTTTGATCGTATTCGGATTCAACACCCCATCATCAACCGCGCCCCACATACCAGAGACAGACAGATCGAGCGATGCAAGGATGATCCTCACAAGCTCGTTGACGGTCTTTATATCCGCAAGCGCGTCGTCTATCGGGCCGGTAGCATAGACCGAATCGGGCATTACGAACCAACGCGGGACGACGACCGGCATCTCATGAAAGCCCTTGTCTTTCCGGACAATCTTCTTGTCTTTCAGGCTGATATGTACCGAAGCTATCGGAAGCTGTAAACGCTTATGATCTGGTAGCGGGTGGATAACGTGCAAGAAGTCGAACTTCTCATTCGGCTTTTTCTTTACTGCGGTAAGTATATCGGTATGAAGCTTGCCTTCGCCATAGATGTTTATGGCTTGCTCTGCCGTAAGCTTGAATTCACGATAGACCGTATCAATCAGGCCATCACCGGTGCTATCCCCGCAGTATAGCGAATGCAGGGGCCATTGCTCGAACATATAGGGCTGTCCGCTTTCCTCTGATCCTTCGGTGATGAACATTCCGAACATACCGGAGACTATCATATCGACAAGAGACTCGAATGCAACCACATCAAAATTGGAAGCGTGTATATTCTTCCAGATCGTCGTGGCTGTTTCCTCAAGCCATTCCTCGATCTCCTTATCCTCGTTATTGCGTACTTCGAGCCCAAGCCAAAGAACGTGCGCCGGGAACATACCTGACATTATCGAGGATACAAGGAGTTTAGTCGATATGATTGCAGTCGAATCGTATATCTCGTTTTGCTCGCCCACGGCGGCGGAGCGGATAGAGGCTGCGTCAAGCCCTTTGCTTTGGAACTTCTCGCCTCGGATGGGAAAGGTTAGCTCATACGCATCGCGCCAGAACCTTTCAAGCGGTTCGCGCTCGGTGCGCTTCGCTTCAAGCTGCCTAACGTATTGGGGCCCGGTGCTTAATGGCAAATTGCTCCCGCCCTTTCAACGCGGCTCTCCGCGTCGGCTATGATTTGATCGAGCTTTGCGCCCTGATCCGGCGAAGGCTTGTCACCCGGTGCATCCGCTCGAACATCGCGGTATACTTCGGGCATACGGTTCTTGAGGAAAAAGATTAGACAGGTCGGATTCGGTTCGATATGCTTGACGACCGTTTTCACCTTGACATTCTTCGTTGCCGTACCATTGCCGAAGCGTATCTGCTCAAAGGTCTTTTCGGTTACGGAGTAACCCATTGCGCGCTTGTAAAGACTCTGCACTACGCGAGCGTTTATTTTCGCCTTGCCGTCTTTAAGGGCGGAAAGAAACTGCGGGTCTTTCTTGTAGTTTCTAAGAGTACGGTCTGTGATGTTCAAGATCGAACCGATCTCAACGTCAGTCATGCCGAACCCGGCAAGCTTCTCAACCTGAATAAAGTCTACTTTGTCAGCAACTTTTTCGCGCGGTCGTCCGCCTTTGCCTTTCTTATCCATAAACAAGGCATATACTAAAGGAATGTTATTGTCAAGGAGTATGTCAAGGGTATCAAATGCCGGGTTTCGCACCCCCTTTTTATTCGCCTGTAACCTCTTGTTATCTTTACCGAATCAAAAATAATTCATTTTATCCTTGACATCTTCCGTCATTCATGTATAATGGAACTATAAATCAGACAGCCGCCGGTAAGGGCGGGACTCAAACAAGGAGGGCAGACGACATGGCAAACTTAACCACGAACGAGATCACCGAACAATTCGGAACTCACTTTGTAGATAATGGAACCCGCACCGCAATCTCGCGCTACTCCAAGGCAAGCACCCCTTTGATCCATGCTTTCAAGCTCGACAACTGCGAAAGATGCGGGCAGATCGTCGAAGCCCCAAACACCGGTATCAAGCTCGGACATACCGTTGAAGAACTTAAGGGCTTCGGCATGGTAGAGCTTCCGCACCGCTTAAGCGAACTCGGATACAGCGAAAAGCTCGACATGGCAATCTGCGATTCATGCTTCGCTAAAGAGGATGATCTAGCGAACTAACAACACGGCCCCGCTTGCCGGTAAGGGCGGCGGAGCTTCACTTCAAACGGGAGGGCAGACGTGAAGAACAACGCAAGGGACGCGATCAGGGACGCATCGCGCAAGTGGCTACTAGGCGAGCGCGACGAAACAACCCACTACGACAAGCCATCAAGCAGACTCGCCCATCAAATAATCGGCGTGCTTGCCCGGTTGGAGGAAAAGGGTATCGTCAAGATCACCCATCCGGAGGACGACGCCGGGGCGGAGATGTTGGAGGCGTTAAAAGGCAGCACCTTGTGGGTTGCCAAATTAATAGCCGACCGTCCCGACATCGACCCCACAGGTGTTAAAGGTAGAGCAAAAAGACACCTTGAAAGACTCCAAGATATAATCACCAAAGCCGAGGGGCAGGGATAAAGGCGCATACTCTACTATTGAGGCCGCCCCTCTCATTCAATGAGAGGGGCAACCTCGCAAGCTAAAAACAAGGAGGACAGGACAATGGGCTTAAAGTATACGGACACACAACCAGACAAACCAGACGAGGGTTATTTTCTTATCCACGAAACCGACCAAATTCTTGAACCCTTTGCGCGCGTTTTTTTCTACGTCAGCGAAGGAACAGAGGGCAAAAAGAAAGCGCAGAAGCGCGCCGGGCGTATCGTCAAGGCGTGTAACGCGCACAATACTTTACTAGCGTCCTGTAAAGCCCTGCTTGTCGAGGCCAAAGAAAGCCTCGCCGATTATGGCGGCTGCGATCACGAAACAAATTTATGCGCTTGTGACCTAACTGACACTATCGCCTTCGCCGAAGAAGCGATCACCCTAGCCGAGAAAGGAGAATAACGCCGATGCGTCTTACAATCACATTGAAAAACCCGAAGAGTTGTGAGGGGTGTCCGTGTTTAAAAAGAGATTGGTGCTGTTATTATGATAAGGATGTTTTCCCTAAACGCCCCCAACGGTGCATTAAGAAAAACGGAAAATGATTTACAAACTCACACACAAAGAAAGGAGAATAATTCAATGGTCAAATTGCAGATAAAGATACGCACCATACAGCGCGACACGGTAAAAGAAGATGCCTTTAAAAAGGGGGTGTCAATCGCCGAGATCATGCGGCGGCTCATAGATAAGGAATATCCGGGCCTAGAGGATAAGCCCGCGAAAACAAACGGGGAATAGGCAGACGAAAATAGACAAAGATTTAGCTTGACAGGTTTCTTGATTATGATAATATGAATCATCCAAGGGGGAACAATGGCAGCCAATCCAAAAAGAAGGGCCAGTAGAAAAAAGGAATTTGCGAAGCCCGTACCGTTCAGGGGGCAAACTCTCAACACACCGAAGAAAATCCCGCCGCCTTTCTTATTGGGGATGCTTCGGCGTATCATGCTAAGTAGTCCCTCGATCCGCAACTTCAAGCCGCGCCCGCCAAGCCCTAGAATCGACGAAGTGTTAAGCATTTGTCCGGGGCGCAATCACGCTTACGTTATGACGAGCGCGGGCCGGTTCCGCAAACCCTTGAATTTGATCCCATCCAAGCTACTTACAAAGCACAGAGGCAGCCATGAGCAAAGTGCGGATTAAATTAAATCTTGCAAAAGGTACGCTTACCCCTGCCATTGCGGACTGGCTGAAAGAATGTGAAGTTATTTTAAATTCGCATTTGGATAATCCTGTCCCCGGCATCATAAAATCAGTACCACCCGATGAGGCAATCGCATCTACAGAATTGATCATCATTGCCACGCTATCTTCAAAGGAGGCCATCACTTGAAAGTAAAGTGTAAACGATGCAAACACGAATGGCAGCCGAGGGTTGCAAAGGGACTGACACCGATTCAATGCCCGTGCTGCAAATCGTATAAGTGGCGGAGGCCTAAAAGGGAGAAAACATGATAACTCGTATTGCAGTAAAAAGGATTATAAATGGCTTTATTGTTTCATGGCGAACAAGTGCGGACTCGATCCCTCAAGATTATAGCAAATTTGCTGCCAACGCAACTATCGCGGGGGAGCTAGTTACAGAGGTATTGGACGCAGAATAAAGTAGATGCGCCAAAAGGGGGAACATGACATACGGACTCGGTAAGTGCGCTCGCAAGACCTGCGGTAAATCATTCACGCGCAAGACACAAAACCATGAATATTGTAGTATCACCTGCCAACGCCTTATCCACGACAAGAAGCGCGGCAAGATGCGTTGCGGTGCGTTTGTCGGTTCACCGCCGCAACGCCGGGTCTTGAACCTCTTGAAGAAGGGGCCGCAGACGACCCTTGAGATTCAGCAAAAGGCAAGGGTCTGTAACCCGGCGACGTGGATTTCCTCGCTGCGTCAAAACGGTTTCAACATTCCCGATGCTGAATACAAGGGAAGGGACGAAGAAACCGGTATACGGATATTCAGTTATCGGTTAATAGAGAGGGGTGCAAAATGAGAATGAATAAAAAGACCTTGGAGGCAACACATAAGGCTGTTGGAAAGTGGGATAAGATAGAGAGAGATACAAGAGCCCACGATAAGGGGCGTGATAATTGCTCCTTATGCGATTTGTTTTATGACGATTGCTCCGAGTGTCCAGTATACAAAAAGACTAGAAGGTCGTTTTGCAAGGGTACACCTCATATCGCATGGACGAACCATTGTGCAGACGCACATGGCAATTACTATGGAGGTAGAAAGCCTCGGTGCAAGGAATGTATGAGATTAACCAGAGCGATGAAGGCTTTTATAATCTCCTTGCTTCCCCCAAAAGAAAGGGTGCGGTGGGAGAAATGAATAAAACAGATCGGGAGAGGATGGAGCATATTCGTTCTGAATCCAATGGGGATGGTGAACACATACCCGTTACCAACGGAGAGCTATGGTGGTCTTGTCAGATAGACTTCCTTCTCTCCATCATCGACAAGCAGGGGAAAGAGCTTGAGAAAGGTGAAGACCTTGACTCTCTATGCTCCCTCGATTGCGACACCTGCGCTGATACTATACAGTCTTACAAAGAACTCGAAGGTGAGGAATGATGAATAAAATCCTGAATCACCTTGACGATATTATTCTTTGCGGCTGCACCGGCTTGATCGTAGTCGGACTGCTCCTGATTACCGGCGTACAAGTCGGGCGGTATCTCGAACGCATCGACGGTCAATCGTCCTTTGCGCTCTGCAACCGGTACGTTGCCGTGCTAGGAAACCAACTTGAGATTGAGAAGAAGAAAAACAGAACCTTAATCACAGGGATTATCGAATGAGCTATACTTGGTGCTGCAAAGATTGTAAATTTGGCGAATGGCCTTTATCGAGGAACGGGCGGCGGCTTTTCGCTTTTGCCGGGAAGTGCTTATATGAAATCGACAGGCCAAAGCTCCCGGAGTGTATTGCTAATACCCATTTCGAGAAAACGTATATCGATAAGAATATGGGAACGGTTTGCGAATGCTTCTGTGCGTCGAGCCGGGTAAAGGGGTTGTTGATAAAATGATTATCTTATATATCTTGGCTGCCTTTTCCCTGCTCGGCGTAGGTTACTTTGTGCGCGGCAAAACTGACGATATGAAAGCGCACGACGAAGGCATGGAAGCATGGCTGCACGGCTATGATATAGGTTATAATATCGGTTACGGTGAAGGACTAGGCGGTCAAAACAAAGGAGCTTGACATGAAGGATGAATTAGCAACGAGAGATCAGAACGCGCCGGGGAAACTTCTCACCCTGGCGGTAGAAAAAGGAGCCTCGATAGAGATGTTGGAAAAGCTCATGGCCCTGCAAGAGCGGCACGAAGCGAACGAGGCAAGGAAGGCATATCACGAAGCGATGGCTGCTTTCAAGGCCGACCCGCCAACGATAGTAAAATCCAAGGTTGTAGACTTTTCCACAAAGGGAGGGCGAACCTCATACCGGCACGCCGACCTCGCAGAAGCCGCCGCCATCATAGGAAAGGAGTTGAGCAAGCACGGCCTGTCCGCAGCATGGAGAACCAACCAAGACGGGGGGAACATTCAAGTAACTTGCGAGATAACGCACATTTTAGGGCATACCGAGAAAACTTCCCTGACCGCGCCGCCTGATACTTCGGGCTCTAAAAACGCGATTCAGGCTATAGCATCTACGGTGACGTATCTCGAAAGGTATGTGCTGTTGGCTCTTACGGGCCTAGCCGCGCAGGATGCCGACGACGACGGTATGGGCGCGGAGGATGTGGAGTTTGTCACCGTCGAGCAAGTCGCGGCTCTGGCTCAACTGATAAAGGATACGGGTACGGATGTAAAGAAGTTCCTCGACTTCTTCAAGATCGACGATTTAGAAACCATGCCCGCCAACGATTACAAGCGGGCTATAGCGCAGCTTGAGGCGAAAAAGCAGAGGGGGGCAAGTGCCAAGTGAGGCGGTCTACATTGAGGACGTAGAGCAGGGCTCGGATGCTTGGGCTGCTTTAAGAACCGGATTGCCGAGTGCCTCCTGTTTCGACAAGATAATCACAAGCAAGGGGGCGCAGAGCAAGCAAGCGAAAAAGTACCTTTATCAGCTTGCGGGTGAAAGGCTCTTGGGTTACTCGCCGGAGAGCTACCAAAACGATACCATGCTCCGGGGCCAAGAGGTTGAGGCCGAAGCAAGAGCCTCATACGAGCTTATAACTGATGCCGAGGTTCGACAGGTGGGCTTCTGCTTTAACGATGAGCGCAAGCGTTGGGGATGTTCACCGGACGGGATTATCGGTGAGGACGGCGGCCTTGAGATAAAGTGTCCCACGCTCCCGGTGGCGGTAGAGTACATTGACAAGGGCGTACTGCCTACAACCTACGTTCAACAGGTTCAGGGTAGTATGCTCGTAACGGGCCGGGCGTGGTGGGATTTCATGTCATACTATCCGGGCCTACAGCCGCTTATCATTCGGGTGGAACGTGACGATAAGCTCATAGCTATACTTGAGGCCACGCTTGAAACCTTCTGCGTGCAACTGGATGAGATGGTGGAGAGGTTGAAGGGATGAAAAAAGAAACCTTCATAATTCGCAATGCGGATGAAATAGCCCCTCGCCTTGCATGGATAAAGGAACTCTTGACCCTTCACGGTTCCTTAGAGGTAGTTGTCTCAACTGAGAATCGGGGCCGGAGCGCACGGCAGCATAGACTTTTGTGGTTATGGAACACCGAGATAGCGAACCACCTTGGGCTGTTGAAGGATGAAGTTCACGAACTGCTCAAGCGCAAATTCGCCGTGCCTATCTTCACCCGCGACGATGCCGACTACGCGGAGATGGTAGTGGCAGTCAAGGCGGTACGCAAGCAGGGCATGGAGGGCTACGCCGAGGCTTTGGCCCGCGAAATATCGAGGTTGACAAGCACCACGGATTTTAGCGTTGACCAGTGCCAAGAGTACCTTAACGATATAGAGCATTACGCGGCAGAGATCGGGGCCGAGTTGACGTTTCCGGAAGATTTATGTGCTAGTAGATAGGCGTTCACCCTATCCGTCATGGGGACGGTAAGGGGTGAACGGTGGCGGGGAAGGGACGGGGCCGAGACGATGGCGCATACGCCTATGCTCGTCACGTTGGAGCCCGCTCCGCCACTTACTGAGGAGAAATATTATTATGAGTGACACTAAAACATACCGCGCTACAGGGGACGGAGGTAGGATTATCCCGGTTAAAGGGAAGCCCATAACTATCGAAGAATACAAAGATATAGAACTTTTTATACATAGACCCGTGAGTGTCTTTCTTTCTGGCCCTGTGAAGAGTTATCCGTTTACAGATATTATAAGCGAGGTCTTGACAGGAAGAACGGGCGGGCGCGGAACAACTCGGAAGGAGGCGGTTGACCACGCGATACAAAACATGAACAAAGCCGGTGGGTATGCAAAGGTCAAGA